TTAATTTATCTAATGATTCTTGTGCAAATATAATTCCACCTTTAGTTTTATCTTTAGGTGTAAATGGTAATACTAATAATCTCCAACCAGATGGTTCTGGAAGAGAATCAATTAAAGATTCTGAAATGTTTTCAGCTCTAATAGTTTTGTCTTCTATTTTTTTATTTTCTTCTTGATATTTTTCTTCAAGACCTAGAACGGTCTTTGGTATTTCTTTAGACTGTGCATCAGTCGAGTTTAATAACGTTTCCGGCATCTTGTTTTAGCTCCTTGTTGTTTAGCAGGTTAGAGATTTCCTGTAATAAATATTCGTATGTGCGAATTTGTCCAAGTATATACTGGTATTTTTCCATATTGTCAACCCCACCAGAAGTTACAATAGCAGTTAAGTTTTCTAACTGCGCTTTCATAAAGCGTTGTAGTTTATAAGCTACATCTACTGTTTCCATTAGCAATTCCACTTTCTCAATGATTTGTTAATCCTTGAGTTTGGATCGCGGGCGGTTTTAGCTGAGGTTAATCTCTTCTTCATACCACTCATTCTCGCACAAAAAGATTTTCTTCTATTAGCAGATTTAGAACCTTTTTTTAATTTACTAGGTTTTGTTGTAACTGCCATTGATAATTTAGAACCTGGATTAGCACGTCTATAAGATGCAATACCTTTTTTATTTAATCCACCTGATTCTGATTTACCTTCTTTACGCTGCCATGCTGGAGTAGCTTTACCACCAGATGCCATATAAGCTCTACCCATTCCTCTAGATGTAATCATATTAATAAACTTTTGTAACTTTTCTTCTATCCTTCATTACTTTACCACAACCTCTAGCAATAAATCCACCTTTTTTAAAAGCAGGATTTGCAATAGGATTAAAAGAAATACTTTTTGTTTTTGTTCCTTTTACAGTAACAGGTTTCTTTCTTTTATCTTGAAAAGGCGTCTCACTTAATCTCGCCATTAATACATTTTTGTTTTTTTAATTATAATTGCTTTTCCTTGACCTCTTCCAACTAATCCACCTTTTTTATATTCAGATGTTTTTTCAAATTCTAAACCTTCATCAAATTCTCTCATTTCTTTTGATGGAAATGTTCTTTTTTCCCCTCTTAATTTTTCAAGTTCTTTTTGTGTTTCTTCAACTGTTCCATAAATAGATTTTTCTCCTTCTTTAGCTCTTTTTAAATTTTCTTCTATTATATCTTCACGTTCGTCTTGATACTTTTTTATTTGACCTACATTTTTTGATATATTACCTTTTGATTTACTTACACCTTTGTTTTTAACTTTAGGGCTTACTCTGTCAATAATACTAATACCTTTTAATATATTTGCCATAATTATTTTTTCTTTTTAGGAAAACCAGCTTTCATATTTGCATATGCTTTAGTTGATATAGTTGATTTAGATTTAGGACGACTTATTCCTAATTTTTTTCTACGATTTATATTTGCCCAAAGACCTGGTTTAGCAGAACCACCTTTTTTAAATACACCTCTTCCTTTTAAAACATCTGCTCTAGTAACTTTTCCATCACCTGTTAAATCAGGAAATGATCCATCTTTTAAACCAGTTCTTGCATTAATAACTTTTGCAACACCTGTTCCTCTTAATTGTTTTCCAAGTCCAGACATTATTTTTTCTTTTTAACTTTGCCGCCTTTTTTCATGTACTCAGCAGTTTCTTCTTTAGCATAAGCTTCTGGAGATTTTTTTCCAGACTTAATCATCTTAGCTTGTTTGCCTAAACTTTTTAATTCTTCGCCTTTATGCTTTTCAGCTTTTTCTTTTTTTACAAAAGATTTAGGAGAAGTTTTTCCAGACTTAACAGATTTTGCTTCTGCTAATTCTTCACCATAAGTTTCTTTTCCACCAAAAGCTTTTCCGCCTTTAGCTAAAGCAGCTCCCATTCCTCTTTGAGCTATTCCGCCGCCTCTAAGTGCTGCGCCTAATCCTCTAAGAGCAATTCCGCCGCCTCTGAATGCTGGTCTTGGTCTTTGTTTAAAATCGTTTCTCATATTTACTCCTTGTTATTTTTATTAGCCATTGTTCTAGCAACGGATTCTGCTGAACGTCCACATACATAACCACCAAGACCTATTTGTAATAATGTCCAAACGTCGCCTGGTAATTCAAATGTAATAACCGTTCCTAGCATTAATCTTATAACAGGTCCAAGAATATAATTCCAGACTAAAATGAAGATTAATACGTACATTAAAAGTGGCCTCCAGCTTGCTGAAAACCAGCCTGCTTTAGCCTCTGCTTCAACAATAGATGCTGCAGCTTTTAATTCTTCTGTACTAGATTGTAGTAATTGTTGATTAAGTTGAGCTTTTAATTTCTCTTGTAAATCTTTATCTGGAACTGATTTTTCAATTGTACTAAAAAGAATTTTAGCTAAAGGTGCAATAGCTCCAAGCATTGGTAGCATACTAGTACCATTCAGCTTTAGATTTCTTTTCTGGTAACATTCTTCTTTGACCTTTTACTTGTACACTTTGTGTTTCAGATTTATCTGTAACTTCAACATCAATACCACCATTTTTATAACCATCTGAATTTAAAAATTTATTATGATCTCCAACCTGTGTTCCGTAAACAGAATTTGAATCTTCATTTCCTTTAACTTTTTTAGACATATGTAACTCCGATATTGTTAATCCTTAATTGTTTTTTATATACTAATATCTAAAATACTACAATATCATTATTAGTTAGTTGATATTTTAGTACTTTGCATGCCTTGTTTAGCAAGATCTACACCAATTTTTAACTTAGTTAAATCATCTGTTTGAGCAATCTTTTCATCTGATACTTGTCTATTAGATATAATTTTAAGCTTATCTAGGTTGTTTCTATCTTCAGCTTCTTTTTTCTTACGTTCATTTTCAAGAGCTTTAAGATCTATTTCTCTAGATTTAAGTTTAACTAATGGGTCATTATCCATTCCAGTATTAATCTTATTTTCTTCTTCCATATAATCTTTAGTCATCTCAGCAATTAAGATTGATTTTCTAGATTCAATTTTCTCCATTAAATTTTTAATTTGTAATTGAAGCTGAGGTGCCATTTGCGGATTAGCTTGTGCTTGTTGTTGTAACATTGGTAATTGTTTTATCTCAGCAGAAAATTCTAATTGAATATGTTCTTGAGCCATTAAAGAAATATGTTCTAAAATATTCTTTTGAATTACAGACATTGCCATAGGATTATTTTTAACCATGTTTAAACCCATAAAACTTAAATGCGCTTCAATGTGTGCTTTATGATCTTGTCCTGTAAATGCTTGAAACTGTCCACCTGACATTGAAGTAATGTGTTCAATAGACGGATCCATTGGTTGTGGTTGTTGTGGTGGTGGTAATATTAAATCAATATTCTTAACTCCAATTGCTTCATACATTGTTCTGTAAACTTGATATAGATTATGCATTTGCGGATTAGACATTGCAAGTTGCATTTCAGTTTGTGCTAGATTAATTCTTTGTGTTTGTGAAAATATGTTTGGATCTGCAATTGGAAGAATATCTATCTTATCATCAAAGTCAGCTTGTTTAATTTGTCTAGTTCCGCCTACTACATCGTATGGATAAACCGGTGGTAAATACGTAGCAAATACTTTTGCTAATAATTCAAATTCATTTTTAAGTCCTGCGTATAATCTTTTATGAATAGCAGACATCACACGCGATCCTCGTTCCAGCAACGCCATCGTCGTTCCAACAGCCGCTTGTTGATTACCGTCGCCCACTTGCATATCAGCGATAGACGCGAAACGTTGACCTGCTTGAACAACGATGCCCATCAGTTGTAATAGAGTCGCGGATGGTTCTTTAAATGGAAGAGGCATAAATGCATCTCTTAAATTTCCACCTGGCGCATCTACATCTCTGAACTCACCTGGTTGAATTGGTTGTGCATCATCTCTAACTCTAATACCTCTCATCTTAAATCCAGATGGTAAGTTAGATAAAGTTCCTGCATCTAATAATTGTCTAAGAGCTTGTGTTGCAGTTCTTGATAGACCGCCGATCATATGAATTAAACCAAATCCATAGAAACCAAGTCCTGGTAAAAATTTAAAATGTACAAAGTAATTAATTTTTTTCTTTAATGGATCACCCGCTTTATAGTTACGTCTAATAGCTAATACTTCTCTTGATCCTTCTTCAATAGTTACAACGTATGGAAGTTTAATTCCTGTGGGCTCACCATTTTGATCTCTATCTTCAAAACCCTCTATGTCTAAATTAACATGACATTCTAGTAATGTGAAAACATCCGCTTGTTTAGAAACTCTAATACCTTGTAATTCTAATTGTTTCTTTTCAATTTCGTTTTGTTGTAAAGGAGGTTCTCCTAAATCAACATCTTTATAAAAACCTGATACTTGTTGTTTCTTTAAATCGTTTTCAGATATTTTTAAAACATGAATGATTGCTTCAGCATCTTCTAATGAAGTTGCAGTATATGGAACTATTAAATCATCTTCTGGAA